ATTACCTCAACAGTTAAATGTATACGATATTGTCAACATTAACCTTTACTGGGGCAATTCTCGGATACCTCTTCGCTATTTGCCCTGGTCTAATTTCACAGCGCAGTTGCGGTACTGGCAAAACTATGTGGGTAGACCCATATGCTTTTCAGTGTACGGACAACAACAAATCTACATCGCACCCATACCAGATCAGCAATACTACATTGAAGTAGACACCAACATTTTGCCCAATCCGTTGGTATTGACAAGCCCAAATGTGACTGACACCATCATTGATCCGTATTCAACGGCTGTGCAATACTACGCAGCTTACAAGGCCAAGTTTTACGAACAATCTTACGGTGAGTCTGAAATCTTCAAACAACAATACGATAAACACATTTTGAACGTGCTCAACAGCGTGTTCACGAGAAGAATTCCTGATCCTTATAGTTCTGGAGGTTAATCATGGCCTCCGCAGAACAAAAAAAATCTTATGCGGTCATTAAGCAGTTCAAAGGGCTTGACACCAAAGCCAACAGGACCGCTATTGATAAAGATGAGTTTTACTGGATAGAAAATGCCATGCCTATTGGGGCTGGCAATATGCGCATTATTCCCACCAGTTCTAACGTCAGCAACGCTGGCAATAGCGTGGTGTTTACCAGTAATGTTTCAGCTCTTTATTCTGCCAACATCAACGATGATTATGTCGTTGCTTTTGAGTCAGACGGCAGCGCACAAGGTTATGACTTGCAAGGCAATGCCATGGTCACCATTGCAAGCTCTGGAACGCTGTCTAACGCCAATGTTTCTGCTGCCCAATACCAGAATACTGACCTTTTCATCGGTGACCCTACCAATGGTTTGTTTGATTGGAATGGCACAAGTTTGATTCCTGTAGGTTCTGTTGGCTTGATTGCCATTACCAACCCTGGCATCAACTACACATCTGCTCCTAGCGTTACCATTTCTACGCCCAACAATGCAAACGGGGTGCAAGCAACAGCTGTAGCCAGTATCACGTCTGGTTCTGGCGGTGTTTTAAGCATTCAGATGACCAATACAGGTTCAGGCTATACGTCTGTTCCTAAAGTCATTATCAGCACACCTGATGTACAGGGTGGCAATACAGCGGTGGGTGCAGCCACCATTTCTGGTGGTAATGTAGTTGCCATTTCAGTTGTTTCACCAGGATCAGGCTATCTCAATCCTCCGTCTGTGACCATTTCTGGGGGTGGTGGTTCTAGTGCTACTGCTAATGCAACCTTATCCACAGGTATTGTTAACTCAATCACCCTTACAAATGCGGGCAGTGGGTATACAACTCAGCCTACAGTAACTATATCAGGCGGTGGAGGCACAAATGCCAATGCCATTGCCCAACTCGTGACTTTTGCAACGGGTACAGTGTCTATTCAGGTAAACAATGGTGGCACAGGATACGGACCTTATGGCAATCTAGCTGTCACGATTACTGGTGGAGGCGGTACAAATGCAAATGCAACTGCCATTATCAGCGGTAATGTGATCACAGAAGTGGTGATGAACAATCCAGGCTCTGGATACACTTCACCTCCAGCCGTGAGCATTTCTGGCGGTACTGGATCAGGCGCAAACATCAGCGCAACCATAAATACCAACAAAATTGTGGATGTAGCCACTTTTAGCGGTCGTGTTTGGGTGGCAGCTGGGCGCACAGTGTACGCATCTGCCTCTACAAGTCCCACGGATTTTACGTCTGTATCCGCTGTGGCGTTTAACATCACGGACAGTACGCTACACGGCAACATTCAAGGCTTGTTGTCAGCCAATAACTTTTTGTATGTGTTTGGCGATGACTCTATCAACGTGTTTTCTGACCTTCAGGTGACCTCTACGGGGGCCACGGTGTTCACCAACACCAACGTCAGTGCATCTATTGGTACTAAACGGATTTATGCGGTTTTTCCGTATTTCAGGTCTGTTTTGTTCATGAACGACTATGGTATTTATGCCCTAGTTGGTTCTACAACAACCAAGATTTCAGACCCGTTAGACGGTATTTTCCCTTACATAGACTTCAGCAAGCCTGTGACGGCTGGTCAAGCACTGCTCAACAACATCTTGTGTGCGGTGTTTAACTTCTATGTGAACAGTTCTTTTCCTATAGGACCTGGTGGATCACGCTACATACAAGCTGTGTTCTTTGAGAAGAAGTGGTTCATCACCAGTCAGGGTAACATTCAATATGTGACTTCTGTACCCTATGGTGGCACAGTCAACTTGTACGGTACAGATAATAATAAAGTATTAAAACAACTGTATAAAGACAGTACAAGTCCTATCAGCAGTTACATCCAGACTGCGTTGCAAGACATGGGTGACCCTATCCGTACCAAGCAAGCATTGAAGTTTGCGGTTGAGGCAACGGTAACAACGGGTGGTATTTTCAATGTAACAGTGGACTCAGAAAATGGGTCTAGTCCGTCTTACACATTGTCTAACGAAATCAGTTGGACAAACTATTTAGGCAATGCTATAAGTTGGACAAATGGTTCAGGTGCAACGATAATTTGGACTACGCAAACGGGATATTATCTGTACAAGTCAGATGCTGAGCAGTACGGTAAGTATTTAGGGTTAACCATGACCAGTAATTCTGCTGCGTTCATCGTTAACACATACGAGTTTGAACATGAATTAAGAGTGAGGTTCTAAAATGCCAGTAACGTACACATTTGCAAACGCAACCGCTGCAATACCTTTATCACAACTAGACAACAATTTTGCCACGCCCATTACCATTGGCAACGTGGCTATTCAGTTGGGTAATACTGTATCTAGTATTGGCAACGTCACTCTTGCAAACGCAACTGTCAGCAATTCAACGCTGGGCAACGTCACCATCACATCTGTTGCAAGCACATTTCCCAATAATTATTTGTCTAACAGCTCTGTCACCATCGGTAACACGGCTGTTGCACTAGGTTCATCTGCAAGCACCATCGGCAACGTAACGCTTACAAATGCCACGTTGAGCAGTCTTGCGACTCCTATTACAACGGCAGAAGGTGGTACAGGTCTATCAGGATCAACTCCATTTACTGCAAATGGTGTGGTGTATGCGTCTAGTACAAGTGCTTTGGCTACTGGGTCTGCGTTGACATTTAATGGAACTAATCTTTCTATTGGATTGGGAGCATCTTATTTAACGGCTAATTCTAATTATGGTTTTGGAACACCTGATAGTGCAGGATTACAAATATTTACTGCATCAGGAGATTCAATTCGGTTTGGTTCACGCTCATCTGGAACATTTACCGAACAAGCTCGATTTAATTCATCAGGCTATCTAGGTATAGGTACAAGTAGTCCATCCCAAACTCTTGATGTAAATGGAACTTTCATTGCAAGAGGTAATAGTTATTTTTATCAACCAACTGCAAATACAAGTTTGGTTGTTGATTTTGAAGCAAATAATGGTGCTAGTGTAAGAAGTTATTTAACACAATTAAGCACAGGTGGACTTGTTTGGAATAATGATGTTGGTGGAAATGGAAGTTCTGATTATTTTGCATGGCAAGTTTCAAGTTCAGAAAAGATGCGTCTTGATGCCTCTGGTAACTTAGGATTAGGAGTTACTCTTAGTGCTTGGGCAAGAAAAGCAATTCAACTTGGTGGTTCAGTTTCATACTATGCAGCTACTGGTGTAAATATTCTTTCATCAAATATGTATTTTGATGGAGGCGCTAACAGATATATTAATAGTGATTATGCTTTGCAATATGCTCAAACTGGCGGACAACATCAGTGGTACAACGCACCATCAGGTACAGCTGGTGCGTCAGCATCCTTTATTCAAGCAATGACACTAGATAATAGTGGTGCATTTATTGTAGGAAAAACAACTGTTGATGATACAAACCAAGGGTTTGCTTATAGAACATCAGGATATATATCTAGCGTTCGTAATGGTGGAGCACCATGTTATTTTAATAGACTCACTTCAAATGGTGATATTGTTCAAATAGCATACAACTCATCACAAGTTGGTAGTATTTCTTACAACGGAACACTAACTCTTTATAATCAAACTTCAGATTCAAGACTTAAAAATGATTTAGGTGTTGTTACATCAACAGATGTTATTGATAAAACAATAATTCGTGATTACGAATGGAAAGACACAGGAAGTAAGGCTAGAGGTGTTTTTGCACAAGAGGCTTATGAAGTTTTGCCTAATGCCGTACAAGTTGGTTCAGATGAACTAGATGAAAATGAAAAATTAAAGCATCCTTGGGCAGTTGACTATTCAAAATACGTCCCAGACCTTATTGTTTATTGCCAACAACTTAAAGCAGAAATTAAAATCCTTAAACAGAAAGTAGGAGCTTAAAAATGTCAAATACATATAACTGGATCGTAGAAGCAATTGATTGCTATCCCCAAGCTGAAGGCCAAACCGATGTGGCTTTCACAATTCATTGGAGATGCAATGCAACATCTACGGAAACCCACACCGTTAATGGTCAAACCGTTCCCTATACGGCAACCATTTATTCAACTTGCCCTGTAACTTACGTTGCGGGTTCACCTTTTACCCCTTACGCACAATTGACACAACAACAAGTGTTAGGTTGGATTTGGGGAAGTGGTGTATCTGAAAGTGCCACACAAACCGCATTGGATAACATGATTGCAAGCCAAATCAACCCAACCGTTGTCACACCCGCATTGCCTTGGAGCAACTAATGGAAAACATCACAATCACAACTCAATTAGCCAACGCTATTGTTCAATATTTGGCTACCAAGCCTTATGCTGAAGTGGCTAACTTGATTGCAGAATTGCAAAAGCAAGCCACGCCTCCCGCACCACAGGAACCACAACAATGAGTGTATCCGCACCATTTGCCCCATCTGGTAACACTGTAGTCATTACAGCGTCTACTACTGCACCCGCACCTGTGCAAGTGCCTTCTGCCACTTTGGGTAGTAACCAGTACAGAATCATCAATTCTGGTTCGCAAGTGGTGATACTTGGATTTGGACAAACATCTGCTATTGCAGCAGCTGGTGGAGTCATACCATCGACCACACAGAGCAATTGTTTGCCTTTACTGCCTGGTACGGATGAAATCATCACGTTTGCACCTAATGCTTATTTCACTGCAAACGCAACATCAAGCACTGCAACTATTTACATTACTCCTGGGGATGGGGACTAATCATGTTAAAGACGGTATCTAGTGGCGGTACAACGGGGCAGTTAAATTATCAAGGCACATGGAATGCCAATACAAACTCGCCTACGCTTGTCTCTGGCACAGGTACTAAGAACAATTACTATGTTGTTTCCGTTGCTGGAACAACCACGCTAGACGGAATATCTGTGTGGTCTGTCGGGGACTGGGCTATATTTAACGGCACAGTTTGGGAAAAGGTGTTGGGTGGTACAACCGAATCTTTTGCCAACATTGCGGTCACATCTGCAACAGGATACTTGTACGCAAACGGATCATCGAATGTCACTGCGTCTGTCACCATACCGAACAATGGATTGGCTAACAGCAATGTCATTATTGGAAACACGACTGTAGTGCTTGGTAGCACTGTTTCCACTCTTGGCAATGTTGCAATGGCTAACGTGACCATTACTTCTGGGACCATCAATGTCACTACTACAAATCACGCAGCTACTGTTGCCTCTACTGCCACTTATGGTACTGCTAGTTTGCCTCTCCAGCCTTTAGGATTCATGGAAGTTGATCTTAATGGTACGGTTGTAAAAGTTCCTTATTATGCGGTGTAATCTTGAACCAAAACGATTTAGCCTATGTTGAGTTTGGAGACAAAGAAGGTCTAGGAAGACTCGTCTTTGAAAACTTTCAGCAACACAGACTATTCTGGCAAACTTTAAACAGAGCTGGTGTGGCTACTCCTTTCTATCCTATAGAAGAGGCCAACCCAGACAATTTAGATGATTGGTTATTGATTCACAATCAGATGCACGAATCACTGGCAAAGATACTTAATCTTGCCAACCCTTTTCAACTGCTAGATGCTGATTGGAACGTGGAAGAAGACTTCTATGATTGGATTGGTGTGCATCAAGACATTCACCAACAAATAGCCCAGGCTTTAAAGGTGCAGTAATGGCAAGAATGGAACCCATACAAATACTAGAAAAGAGCTTACAAGGTTCTCGTCAGGACCCTGTTCGTGTCCACAATGCCATGGCTAAATTGGTCAAGACTGATCCCAACTTTAGAGTAATGAGAGCAAACAACACTCTTTTTACTTATTACAACAAAGGCAACGGTGTTGTAGACGTTGCTATGGATACCGCTGATACGCCCAGAGATTTGGTGAGAAGTGTAAAAGATTTTGCTAAAGCCATGAAAGTAGCTGGATTTAAACAAGGCAGATTTGCCATTGGTAATCCACAAATGGAAAAAGTCTACAAAATGGCTGGCTTGCAATATCAATTACAGCCCACTCCTGGTGGACAAATGATGGCGGTGGTAAACGTATGAGTAATGTCGTAAAAAGTGTTGTTAATGATATTGGTAATGCCGTCAACACGGTTGTCAATGACGTAAGCAATGTTGTCACTACCGTTGTTGATAACCCCATACCCATTATTGAAACGGTTGCGGTTACTCTTGCTCTTGGGCCAGAAGGATTAGACCTTGCATCTACCATTGGTGCACCAGCTACGGCTGCCGTGTCTAATGCTGCCGTGACTGCTGCCAACGGTGGCAGTGTTGACGATATTGCAAGAGCTGCGGCTGCTGCTGCTGCGGGTAGCTATGTATCTACTTCAGTTGGTGGTAGCGTTGCTGGAACCACGCCTGATGCAACAACCACAACTTTAGGTAACATTACTGGTTCTGCTGCTGGTTCTGCTGCGCAGACGGCTGTCATGGGTGGCAATGCCTCTACTATTTTGCAAAATGCTTTGGCTGGTGGAGCTGCTGCTGGTACAGCTGCGGGTGCTAGTGCACTTGGTGCTGGAACAACCACTGCAAATGTATTGGGTGGTGCGGTTGGTGGTGGCACACAAGCTGGCGGTAACACTTTATCTGCACTAACAGGTGCTGCTGGAGGTGCTGCTAGGTCTGTATCTCCTACAGGCGCAACGACAACCACGCCAACCAAAACGGCTGATGTTATTGACATTTCTCAAGGCACAATAGTGGGTGGCCCAGGTGGATTGCCACCCAATAGTTTTCAACCTGGAACAGTCACGCAAACAGCTACTGGATTATTTACCACCTATATAGCGTCTGACGGAACTGTTGTTAGTGTTCCTGTTACTGTCAATCAAAGTACAGGTGAAATTAGCACGACATCGACAGACCCTGGTGCTATCAATGCGGTTAAAACACTGACGGTTGATCCCACAAAAATCAATCCGATTTATTACGATAGAACACCTATCAACCCCAATTTAACGCCTGAAGAAACTTCTGCCTTGGCTCAAGTGTCTTCTGCATTCAAGAACATTGCTCAAAATGTTGATTTGACGGCTCTGACAAACAGCGCATATTCGGAAAATGCTGCTGGTGCGTTGTCTAGCCCCATTATTCAAAACATATTGCAACAGGCTGGTAATCAGTCTTATGTTAATGAGATTTTGCAAAACATTGCATCTGGTGGAACCCAGTATGCAGATGCAACCTATTACAAAAATTTATTGAGTGAAGTTGTTCAACAGTATCCACAGTTAAATACCGCTCAGATTCAGAACATCCTCACGCCTCCATTGATTCCTTTGACACAAGGTACGATCAATTCATTGAATGTACCCAATGTTGACGTAACCAATGTGCCTTTGCCCCCAGGAGTGCCTTCAGATGCGGTAATTAGTATTAACCCTGTGGATAACTCACTGGTGTTTTACAGTGCATCTCAAGATCAAACGTACAACCAGACGGGTCAAATTGAAAACCCACAGGCTCCAACAACACCTGTTGAGCAAACAACAACGCCATCTCAAACATTCCCAACTGTAGGTCCACAAACATCATCTTCAGCATTAACAACTGCGCTTAATTTGCCAACTGTTGGATCAGCTACAGGTGTAACTACGCCAACCGTTACCAACACAGGATTAACCACTTCATCAGTTACTGATACAAATGTAACCACACCAAGTGTGACCACTACAGGAGTGACCACTCCATCAGTAACTAAACCAGGTGTAACTACGCCAGGAATAACACCGCCAGGAGTTAAACCTCCTGGTGTTACATTTCCAACTGTAACACCTCCTACCGTTATTCAACCTCCAGAAGTCCAACCTCCAGAAGTTCAGCCTCCAATTGAAAAGCCTCCAACTGGACCATCTACAGAAAAAACAAAATTGCCTACTTACACACCAGATGTGTTTGTATACGGCAATGTCCCCAAGGCTTTGGCTGGGGGGCCTTTTGCACAAGTCACAGGCCCCGCACCTGGTGAGTCAGTAGGATTAGGTGGCGGTGGAGGGGGAGTAAATGTAGAATCAGGTAAAGAACAAGCACCTGTATGGAACATCGCATCTCTGAAGTTAAAGCCTGGAGAGGAAGAGACAACAGACTACAGCAATTTATCATCGGCACTGGGAATATAAACATGGCAACAGCACTTAAAGACTTAACTAGACTGGGTACAGATGTACGCCAGATAGCTAGACTTTTACAAAAGAAAGCCCCCCCAGGACACAAGCTGGCTTACATCAATGAAGAAGAGGCT